GCCGGTTTCGAACCGGTGGTCTAGGCATTGGGGAGCAAGCTCCGCAAGGGGCCCAGGACCCATGCCGAATATTCAGTCCCAGAAGGATGTCCGGACATTAACCTGTTCGCTATATCTAACTGGTGATTGAATCACCCTCCTTTACCTCTTGGGTTAAGAGAGGTGGAGTCCGTCCAGGCTCTATAAACCTGGATTTCGGCCCTAGTTCCATCTAGGTGGTAGTATCATTCATCTCTGCTCGGCCCTCCGGTCTTAATCGGAGGTGCTCTGAAGAGAATGGATGTTACCGAAGGGGTCCCTCCCTGACGGCAGCCGAAAGCTGTTACCTTTTAGGTGGTAAAATCTTTACGACTCCCGCTTTGGGAACGACTTTAGTGTAGCCCCATGCACTTTAGGAATTATCCGTAGTCCAGAGATGGATCAACGGACCCCAAAGGCAAAGAGGATCGACTAATTCGGTATTGTCGCATCTGGTCCGAAAGGACCCAGTACCTGGTTGAATAGGCCAGAATACTGTGAATCTTGACCTTACGGCTGAGATTCCAGAATGGATGATACTGCTGTTGAAGTGGGACTAGGTGGGTAGTCAGGAGAAACGACCTTAAAACAGTTCTTTCGAAATCTACTCAAAGACCAGCTCGCCGAAGCGACCTGCTCCCCAAGTTTACTTGGAAAGAGACCGGTCAAAAGGTCTACTCTTTAACTAAAATATCAAAATGAATAAACTATATAACATAATTTATCCAAGTCTAATTAAAGTTTCAAGAGCTTTCCATTCTACAAGGAAATGGCATCAACGCCCGGACCATCGGCTGTATAAACAGCTCGACTGGAATCAGATTAAGGGAGGCCACTATGCAGTGGTCGATCCAATGGATCCCTCCAATATCTTATATCTGTCGCCGCGTTCATACATTTCTGCCCAGAAAACCTGGATCAGCAATGATGTAGCAGTGGTAGTTTTAGCTACTCCAACAGACACTCCAGTTGATCCGTCCTCTTCATCTAACGATCCAAACCTTAAGGGTTCCCCCAAAAGGTCCCAGCATAGTTTTTTGAACGATGGCTTGGGCTCTAATCGAGATGCTAAAGGACGTATATGGGGACTATTTAGTAGTCCTATGATTAAATTTATTAACCATTACGTCTCTAACAAATCGGCTAGAGTGAACCAGGAGATTAGCGAGAATATTCCTCAGCCCGCGGTCGAAGTCAATGAGGGAAACCTCATGGACTTAACCTTGGAGTGGGGGCACCTCCTTCACTTCAAGCTCTTTGGCCTGGCATCTGGACAAGGATTTCGTGACTCGTTGAACGGGTTCGCGGAGCACGTCCTGTTAATCTTCCGGACACAGGGGGGTCTTTCCCTGACTAAGAGACTAAAAGTCTACGCACTTGTTATCAAGGCGTTCTTGGGAAAGAATCCTTATACTTCAACTGAAAAGTTGGGTATTCGGATCCGCCTGTGCAACGGATTACCCAGAGCATTACCACCACGAGCACGGAGCGTACTCCGGTCACGTCCGGTTCAAAGTATTCGATTATGGATCTCCTTGATCCATTATTATAAGGCAATGGTCGTGAAAACACCAATGCCGGATCTGTCGGGAGTCATATCGACTCCTGTAGTTCTTCCAGAATGGATTATACAAGAGTTTACTTTGTTCCAAACAAGGTTTTTAGACTTGTTTAAGGACGTGTTGAACCGAAAGCCTAAACCAGACTATTCGGAACCAGAGTTTTACTCTTCCTTCAAATCTGGACCTAATATGAGGCCAGCATTAGCCGGGTTATTACCCGATCTATTTGCATGGCTTCGTCTTTTGGCTATCAAAGATGGTTGGATGAGTGAGACTCTGAACCAGAGACCGCTGACCAGAAAGACAAAGGTGAAAGAACTTGTCAAGATTGCTCTTGATTTGATCGATCACGCTGAGTCATTGATTACTTCAGCTCTTAATGATTCTCAAGAGAGTATCGCTACTCTCAAGTTAATCCCCCTATTCCGCTTTTCAACGGTTTGGGGCATCAACAAGTGGCTGTTAAAGGCCGTCTTGAAGATGATACCAGAGATGAAAACTCAAATTTCTGATCAGACGGGTTACAACAAAGCTGCTGGCGAATACGACTTTATGGCTCTTTATTTAGATATGGAACGTGAGGCGAAGGGCGAAAAGCCCTCTGCTCCACGAGCCCAGTCTAAGCATCGAGCTTCTAAAGGCGTGTACGACTGGCATGCCCAGTTGTTCGCTTCGTTACCCATGGACGGAAACCTGCCTGGCTTCTACGATACAGAATCGTCCACACCTTTTACTATATCCCCTGAGACTAAGGAATCCGCGACTTGGTCGTGGATGTCCTCTTTCTCGGAGGAGAGCAGTAAACCTCTCTTGACCAAACTGGCTTTTTTACAAGAGCCAGCAGGAAAAGTCAGGGTTATTGCAATAGTAGATTGGTGGAGCCAGCAGACCTTAAAGCCCATTCACGAATGGCTATTTTCCCTTTTGGCTTCACTTCCAACGGATGCTACTTTCTCACAAGAAGGTAGTCTCCGGTCGTTCGCTAAAGAGGTTGGAAAGAATGTATATTCTTTCGATCTCAAAGCTGCGACGGAAATGATTCCTCAAGAATTATACACCATAGTGCTTGGGGCTTTCTGGTCTCAGGAGAGAGCTTCGTCATGGATGGCCTTGTTAACTGACCGATGGTTCAACTATTCATATCGTGACCCCGTCACGAATGAAATATTGAAGTCTGGAGTAACCCGGTACCGTCGGGGACAACCCATGGGGGCTTTGTCCTCTTGGGCCTCGATGGCTATCGTTCACCATTCGGTGATCCAGTACGCTGCCGCCAAAGTACAAATGTACCCCTTTTGGGGATACAGGATACTTGGGGACGACATCGTAATCGGGGATAATAAGGTTGCCCAATCCTACCTTGCGGTTTGTGAAATGTTACAAATCCCCATCTCCCTTCCAAAATCCCTTCAATCATCTAATGGGTTCTTCGACTTTGCGTCGCAGATACTCCAGTACATGAGGAACTTCTCACCAATTTCATTGCGTGAGGAGCTCTCGGCTTACAACCCTTGTAAGCGCGTTGAAATGGCATTAAGGTTGGTCAGAAGGGGGCTCGTAGATTTCAGCAAACCCGGCTGGTTCTCTTCTTACCTGAAGCTTGTCGTGTGTCCTACTGTCTATAAACAGATAGTGGATGCGCGGAAGTTAGGGAAG